GGTACATACTCACCACAGAACATTTTGATGCACAGAAATGCGTTCACCTTGGCGGTGGCGGATCTCGAATTGCCTGAAGGTGTCCACTTTGCTGGTCGTGCCTCTGATAAAGAGATTGGCTTGTCAATGCGTGTGGTCAGGCAGTACACCATTAACAATGACAGTATTCCAACTCGCTTGGATGTGTTGTATGGATGGGCACCTCTGTACCCTGAGTTGGCTTGCCGTATCGCAGCTTAATTAACAATTTAAGGAGTAATTCAACATGAGTAATCCCGGACCAGCAACCACAGTCAGCAATCATCCACAGAACTTGGCTACAAACCAAGCCTTGCGTTTGATTGCTTCTGCTCAATCAGTTAACTTGGCCTACGCTGGTGACACAGCAATGGCTCTTGTCGATGTGAGCAAATTCGTACCTGTTAGCGTAATCATTACCAATGGCCTTAACTCTAGTGGTGCTACAACCACAATTGCTACTGCTACTGTTGGTGTTTACACAAACACAGGAGCAACTGGAACAACAGTATTGACTACTGCTGCTTTGACAAGCAACACAGGTGGCCCTTATGTGACCATTTCTGCTGCAACAAATCCGAACACAGCTATATCTAGCTTCAGCAATTTATATGTAAATGTTGGAACTACGATTGCAGCTACTTGTGACGTATTTGTTTATGGCTACGACCTCACATTTTTACCTTAATTTGTGAGTAAATAAGAAGAAGGCCATCCTCAAAAGGGATGGCTTTTTTCGCTTTTCAGATACAATAATCCAAAAGGAGTTTTTATGTCATTACAAACTACGATCCTAAGAGGAAATATCCTCAATTCCTTCCTTGTTTACCCAACATTGACACCTGCAGCAGTCTCTGGTTCACAGGCAACTCAAACATTTACTATTCAAGGTCTTTTGCTTAACGACTTTGTAAATATTTGTTTGCAAGGTGCTCAGACTACTGGTGTTGGCATTGCTAATGCTTGGGTATCTGCTGCTAACACTTTGTCAATTCAATTCACAAATAGCACAGGTTCTTCTGCAACTCCTGCATCTGGTGTGTATACATTGGGTGTAGATCGTTTGGAAGGCACAATCCTTCCTACTAATGCAGTTTAATCATGGCAGGTTCAACAGTCCAACGTAATGCTGGTCAAACGACTGCGTTTTCAGTTACAAGCACGAGCCATGCCTCGACTTTGATTGATGACACAACGAATGACCAGATCAACTACGCATCTTTCTTGAACACAGGAGCAAGTCCAATTGCTGTGAAGTTTTCTAGCTTCTCACCTTGCCCTGCTGCTGTGTTTCCTGTAGATGGTTCAACACTTGGTGATTTCGTTCTACCTGCTGGAATGAGTTCACCATTGATCTTAGCTACACCTACTACTCCCTTTTACATGACTGCTATCAGTAACTCAGGTACTGCTGGCATCTTGTATGTGACACCAGTAGGTGACCAAAGTTGATTATGGGGGGTGAAATTCCCCCCTTTTTTTTAGGGTAGACCATGAGCAACAATGCAGCAACTACAGTAACCACTAACATATTGCCTGTTCAGGCATTGTATGATCCTACAACTTTAGCGTTTATCACGTTCATTGGCCCTGCTGGTCTGCCATTTACGAGTGCTGCTGGTGGTGTGTCAAGCGTTGATGTTTCAGGTGGTACGACTGGTTTGACCACAACTGGAGGCCCAATTGTCTCAAGTGGCACAATTACCCTTGGAGGTACGCTTTCAATCTCAAATGGAGGCACAGGAGCTACAACTGCTACTAGTGCGATCAATAATCTTTTACCTAGCCAAGCAACTCACGCAGGTAAATACCTAACTACAGATGGTACAAACACATCTTGGAGCACATCTGGTGCTAATTTGTCTGTTGTTAACGATACAAGCACCAATGCAACTCGTTATTTGACCTTTACAGACGTAAATACTGGTGTCATTACTCAAGAATATGTTAGCTCATCAAAATTAACCTATAACCCCTCTAGTGGGACTGTAACTGCAACCACTTTTGTTGGTGCTTTGACAGGAAATGCCTCAACTGCAACTTTGGCAGCAAGTTCAACTAACATTGCTGGTGGTGCAAATGGTTCTTTACCTTACCAAACAGGGTCAGGAACAACGACTTTCTTGGCAACAGGATCAAATGGTCAGTTTTTGACCTTGAGTGGTGGTGTACCAACTTGGTCTAGTTTGTCTTATGTTAGCTCATTTAGCGCAGGGACAACTGGATTCACACCTAACGTATCCACTACAGGTGCTGTAACCCTCTCAGGCACGTTAAATGTAGCGAATGGTGGCACAGGTGTTACTTCTAGCTCTGGAGCGAATAGCGTTGTTTTAAGAGATGCTAATGTAAACACATCTGCTAACGATTTCTATGAGGGATTTACTAACGTAGCTGCTGCAGGGACAACCATTACGCTAACTGCTGCATCAACACCTAACTTTGTGATAACTGGCTCAGGTGGTCAGACCTATAAGTTACCTGATGCAACAACAATCCCTACAGGTGCGATATACACTTTTAACAACAATCAAACTTCTGGTGCGATTAGTGTGCAAAACAGTTCAGGAACATTAGTTGTTTCTGTGCCCTCTGGTGGTTTTGTTGAAATCATTCTTTTGACCAATTCTGTTGCAGCAGGAACTTGGGATTACCATTTCCAAGCACCCTCAAACGTATCTTGGTCAACCAACACATTCAGTTACGCAGGGTCGATTACCAACGCAACATGGAATGGTGTGTCAATTGGTGCAATTTATGGTGGAACAGGGCAGACTAGTTATACGACTGGTGACACTCTTTACGCATCTGCATCTAATACGCTATCTAAGTTAGCAATTGGCTCAACTGGACAGGTTTTAACAGTATCTGGTGGTGTTCCTACATGGGCTAATACATCATCTGCAACTACGATTACTGATGACACTACGACTAACGCAACTCGTTATATTAACTTTACAAGTGCAACAAGTGGTAGTCTGACAAACATTGGAACTAGCTCGACTAAGCTCCAATACAACCCAAGCACAGGCACAATTACAGCACCATCAATTACAACTACATCTGATGCAACCATTCATGGATTGACTGTTGGATTGGGTGGTGGTTCTGTATCTACCAATACTGCATTTGGGTATCAAACATTAAATGCAAATACTTCAGGCTCCGTAAATACCGCAATTGGTTATCAAGCTGGTTTAGCTAATACAACAGGTGCTGGTATTGTTTTTGTTGGTAACTCTGCTGGTTCAGCAAACACAACAGGTTCTAATAATACTGCAGTAGGTGGATATCAAACATTTATATCAAATTTAACAGGTTCTAATAATGTGTCTGTTGGAAGTGCTGCATTAAGATTTTCGACAAGTGATGGAAACACAGCAATAGGTTATTCATCGCTTACCAACAATACTGCTTCATATAATACAGCTGTAGGTAATTTGGCTGGGTATAGCAATACAACAGGTGGCCTTATAACTGCTTTAGGTTATACTGCTTTATATAGTAATACTACTGGTTCATATAACATTGCCGTAGGAACAGGTGCTCTTTATTCCAACACCACAGCATCTAACAACACAGCAGTAGGATATCAAGCTTTATACAGCAATACAAACGGAAACAACACTGCTGTTGGTTTTCAAACAATATATACCAATACAAGTGGCTATGCTTTAGTAGCTGTTGGCTATCAAGGATTATATAAAAATACAACAGGAACAAACAATATTGCTATTGGTTATCAGCCTTTATATAACAATACAACGGGCGTATTTAATGTAGCTATTGGCGATTCAGCACTCCAAGCCAACACCACAGCATCTAGTAGCGTAGCAGTAGGCTATCAGGCTGGATATAGTGCTACAACAAACGGATTAAATACATTTATTGGTGCGGCTGCTGGATATAACGCAACTGGCGCTAACAACACTTTTGTTGGTAATTCATCAGGCACTAATGTCACATCAGGCGCAAAAAACACTATTCTTGGTTGCTATAACGGCACTCAAGGTGGTTTAAATATCCAAACAGCATCAAACTACATTGTGCTGTCTGATGGGGATGGTAATCCTAGAGCTTATCAATCAAGTACAGG